GCATGCTAAACCGGGAGGAAGAGGAGTGGCCACCGCCCGGGGATTATATCAATTGCCTAAACGGTATGGTGGACATTAAGAGCGGCAAGCTGTTGTCTCACGACCCGAAGTATGGGAGCCGGACGCAACTCCCAGTCTATTATGATTGGAATTGCCCGTTTGAACGATGGTTACAATTCCTGGACGAGATTTTCCCGGATGAAATGGACCCTGCAGACAATAAAAAGGTCCTGGTCCGCGGCCAAGAGAAAATAGACCTGCTTCAACAGTTCTTCGGGTACTGCCTTCTGTGCGATTGTCGCTTTGAAAAGGCCCTTTTTCTCAAAGGGGACGGCGCCAACGGCAAGGGGACGATCCTCCACGTCCTGCGGGCCATGGTGGGCCGGGAGAACGTGTGTAGCCTATCAATGAAGGATCTCGGGGACCCCAAATTCTCCCTTCATTTTCTACAGGGTAAGCTGGTGAACGTGGCAACGGAGACGTCCCACAGGGACCCCCTGGCCACGGAGATGTTCAAAACCATCGTATCCGGGGAACCGATCACGACGGAAAAGAAATTCCATGACAAGTTCGAATTCATCCCGTTCGCAAAGATGCTCCTGGCCATGAATGAAATGCCGGTTATCCCGGACCGATCCTTCGGCCTGGAGCGTCGGCTTTTGATCCTGGAGTGCAATGTTCGTTTCGACGGGGCGAAGGCCGACCCGGACCTAAAGGGAAAGCTGGAAAAGGAAGCCTCGGGCGTGTTCATGTGGTCCCTAATAGGGCTGGAGAAACTTTTAGAGAACGGAGGTTTTACCATGGGCGAGGCGGTAACAACGGCCAACAAGCGATTTGTGCGAAACCTTCACCCTGTCCTCCAATTTCTAGAGGAAGAATGCATCCTTAAAGAGGGCGTGAAGATCGAAGTGATGGAGCTTTACGGAGCCTATAAACGATGGTGCGAGAAAAACAGCTATCGAGCCCTTGCCCGGAATCGCTTTACCGATCAGCTATTGACGAACCCGGCAATTGATAAACGAAAGGCCACCCACAACCGACGATGGCACTTCATAGGCGTGGATTTGGACCGTGACGACTCCTAAAACCTGGTCAGCATCGGCGAAGCACCGGCGGCTTGCCGGGGACCGGCCACGGCCGGCGCCTCCCCGACCCACTTCCCAAATAGAGACCGGTGTTGTGGCGGCTGGTAGAACAAAAGGAAACTTTTCCAGGACTATTCATTTAATACTTTTAACCTTCGCGTGTACGCGGAATAGGAGATGGGAATTAGTTTCTTTTTGTTCTATTTCGGCGGATGCCCTTACGTGGCAAGGGTTTCCGGATGCCGGGGACCGGGAAAAGGGTTTCACCTTGTGTTCTACTTCGGCCGCCTTTCAGGCCAGTAGTTTCTATCTGGCCCGGCGGAGGGTAGAACAAAACGGGCTTGGCGTTGGGGTTCAGGGCCTAAAAATGTTCCTTTTGTTCGACTCAGGTTTCTATGGGAATACTGGAAATGCCCGGCGAAACCTGGAGGAAATCGGGATCCGGGCGCCGCGGAGGCGGCGGCCGTCCAGGACGCCGAGGCCTCGGGCGCAACGCCCTGGGCGGTAATCTTCCGGACCGGGGGGGCGCGGTTTCGGCCGGTCTTCGACCTTCTGTCGGGGCCTGTTCTGGGGTTTCCTGCCGGATCCGGGCGGCATCGGCCGAAATCTCGCGTTTGTGGACCGGGGCCTTGCGTCGAATCCGGATTAGGGGCGATTGTTGGGGATTATGGGCACTGAGGCGGAAATGGGGGTTTTTGATAACGGGGCCGATTCCGGGCCTTCCGGGCCGTGGAGGCCTCGGGATTCCTGCGGATATCTTGGGATTCGCGTTATGTCCGTTTTCGCATAAGACATATAACCTTTATTATGTCAACTAAACGGCCTTTTTTTGATTCCGATTAGGGGCGATTAGGGGCGGTTTTCCGGGCCGGCAGGATCCGGCCCGGAGGGCTGGGAGCGGCCGGCCTCGGCCTGGTTCGGCCGCGGCCGGCCGCTCCTGAAAAATCCCGGAGGGCACCCCCACCCCCGGGAAGCGGGCCTCTGCCGATACTCGGTTGAGTGCCTCACGGTGCGCGGTTCATTTTTTTGGCCTTCCATCCTGGTCGCGACGGCTTCGCCGCGAGGGGGGCGGGGGCGCGAAGGCCTGGCCCGGTGGGTGCGGGAGTCTCACACGGCAACGGAGGGGCAGGGAGCATGTCCAGCAAGGTTCTTTTCGGCAGGGAAGCGATTCTCCGCTATCTCGGCATCAACAAGAACGCCTTTTACAAGTGGGTGGACCGCGGCATGCCGGCCTCCAAAGAGGGTCAACGGGAATGGGTCAGCCATCAGGACGCCCTGGATCAATTCTTCTTCAAAAGGGCACTGAAAAAGACCCCCAATCCCCGCCCCTGAATTCCTGTCAAGTCCTTTCTTGTCTCTTTTTGGCTCTCCCATAAGAGAGCGTCCATTGACGTCCCTCTTGGGCCTTCCCCTTGAATCACCCCTTACACTCTGGCCATGGCTCAGAAGTCTAAAATTGTCCGCTATGGCCTTGAGGCTCGCTGTGCCGCCATGGCCTTCGGTGAAAAGCCGGCCACCGTGGAGGAAATCGCCGCGGCCCTCACCGAAGAACTAAAGGGCGCCGACACCATCAGCAAGTCCGCCGTGGCCGCCTATCTCAAGCCCCTGCGCTCCCAGGTCCGCGAGGACACCCGGGACCGCATTACTCAGCACATCAAGGATCAACTCGACTCCGATCTTGAATGTGTCGAGGAAGTGCAGCTCTTCCTCATGAACGTCATGCGGGACAAAAACCGAAAGCCGGCCCTCCGCGTGGATGCCGGTGTCAAGGCGGTCAAGGTGATCGACGTCAAACTTGCCCGAGCCCTGGGCGAGGCGCCGACCGGGGAGGATTCCTTTGACCCGGTCGATCTGAGCAAATACCAAGCCGAGACACCCGAGGAACCCGACGATGGAATTTCAGTGCATTGAGGGGGCGCCCTACAAGCACGATTACCCACGAATATTCCGCGACCTGGCCGGCAAAAAGGCCGCCCAAAAGCTTCGCGTATACCGGGGTCTCTGCAAACAGGACCTGTTTTTCCTTCTCCACTTCGGCCTGCGCCGCGAGGATGTCAATCACCCCTGGATCGTGGAGCAAATCCGCGAAGTCGAAGAAGCCCACAACGCCACCCTGGACCTGTGGGCGCGGGAGCACTACAAGAGCACCATCAAGACCTACGGCCTCCCGATTCAAAAGGTTATTCAGGATCCCGAAAAGACGATTGCCATCTTCAGCCACACCCGCCCCATTGCAAAGGGGTTTCTCCGGCAAATCAAGCACACCCTCGAAGACCGGGACACCCCCATTGTCAAATGGTTCCCGGAAATCTTTTGGAAAAAGCCGAAGACCCAAGCCCCGAAATGGAGCGAGGATGAGGGGCTGATTATCAAGCGCAAGAGCAACCGCAACGAAGCCACGTTTGAGGCCTGGGGCCTGGTGGACGGGCAGCCGGTCAGCAAGCACTTTGATATCCGCATCTATGACGACGTGGTCACCCGCGAGTCGGTCACAACCCCCGAGCAAATCAAGAAGACCCTGGACGCCTTTGAACTCTCCGAGTCCCTGGGCGTGGACGGTGGGGAGGACTGGATACAAGGCACCTATTATCACTTTGCCGACCTCTACGCCCATTACAAAAAGCGCAAGGACATCTACACCGTCCGCGAGCGCCCGGCCACCCACGACGGCACGGCCACCGGCCGGCCGGTCCTGCTCTCCCGCAAGCGCCTCGACGATCTCCGCCGCCGGCAGGGTCAATACGTGTTCTCCTGTCAGCAACTCCTAAAGCCCATGGCCACCCAGGACCAACGCTTCAAGCCCGAATGGCTCCGGTATTACGGCAAGCTCCCGGACGTCATGAACCGCTATCTCCTGGGGGATCCGGCCAACGAAAAGAAGGAAGGCTCTGACTACACCGTTTACACGGTGATCGGTATTGACGCCTATAAAAACCGCTACCTTCTGGACGGCATCCGGGAGCGCCTCAATCTCAAAGAACGATGGACCGCCCTCCGCGACCTGTGGCTAAAGCACGGCCGGATCCAGGCCGTGGGCTATGAGAAATACGGCAAAGACTCGGATATCAGCTACTTTGAGGAAAAGATGGAGGACGAAGGCATTTACTTTGACGTGGAACCCCTCGGCGGACGCCTGGCCAAAGGGGACCGCATCCTTCGTCTGGTGCCCTGGTTTGAAAACGGCAAGTTCTTCCTGCCCCGCCGCCTGGTCCCGCCGGGAAAAGACTATGACCTGATCCAGATGTTCCTGGATGAGGAATACTATTTTTTCCCCTTCGTATCTCACGACGACATCTTTGACTGCATGGCCCGCCTGGAGGACCTGGACGCCGTCCCGCCCTCCATGGCGCTACCCCCGCCGGCCGGCGGCGTCGGCGACGGGTACGATGTTCTCAGGGGGAATTACGGATGAAGCTGATTTCCGAGCACGAAGGGATCCGCGTGGTCCGGTCCGTCAACGACCACATCCCCGTTTTTTGGGACATCATCCAGGAGTGGGGCGCCGACCGCTTTTTTGCCGACCCCGACGCCGTGCCCGGCCTGACGGAATTCGTACTCTGGTACGTGCGCACGGCAAAGGATTCCTTTACCGCCCTGGACGGCAAGGCCGTCGTCGGCTTTGGATACCTGGACCATATCGAGCCCGGGGATTATGCAACCGTGAACATCTGCAAAAAGAAAGCGTTTGCGAACCCCGCCCTGGTGGCCGCCCTCATGACGGGGGTGCTTCCGTACCTGTTCAAGGCCTACCGCCTGGAAAAACTGATCGGCATCACCCGGGCCGACAATACCGCCTGTGCAACGGCCCTACAGACCGTTGGCCTCAAAATTGACGGCGTCCTACGGCATTACAAAAGGGTCCGCGGCGTGTGGACCGACTATCTCTTAACCAGCATTCTG